AAGCTCTGATTTTGGATTTACTGTTTTAGAACCATCCCAGCCAGTTTTTATTTTATTATTATGCCTTTGCTCAGCTGATAGCTTTACAATAGCTTGTTCGTATTTATCTAAACTATAAACTTTGCCAATAATCATCTTATAAAGTTTTTTAGTTCTTCAATCTCATCTTTATTTAAAAATTGTAATAAATTAAATTCATTAAGTTTATTGTATTTAGTTATAGCACCTAATCTTTCAGAGCCATCAGGATCATTGTATAATTTATATTCTTGTATCCCTTTTATCTTATAATAACATTTTGGTTTATTGTATTTTTTATTGTTTTCAATAAATCTGTGGATATACATAATACCATTTTTATCATGGTTTCTTATTTTAGTTAATGTCAGAAAATTATTTTTCCAAAATTCACTTTGTCTAGCATTTTTAACAGCTAAATAAATTTCATCTAAACTATACTTATCAATACGAACACATCTATCTAAACACACTTTCCATTTTTTAATTTGTGCATCAGTTTTTGGATGATACCTAGAATCAAATAAAGCAACAAAATGAGGGAATGCTTTTTGCATTTTCTCAGTTTGTGTAATATTACTCTTTATATTGTTATCATTATATATAATATTACTTTGTGGTTCATTTTGGGGTTTCGGTTTTTGGGGTTCTGGTTTTTGGGTTTTTGGTTTAGCTTTTAGTATGTAGTTATAACCTTTAAATTTACCTTTGTCAGTTATCCTTTGCCTAACTAAATAACCAGCATCAATAAGCTCATTTAACTTACGACCAATAGCACCTTTAGATTCTTTAAAATGACCACAAATAAATTGTATTGTTATTTCTTGTTGAGCTGTGTGAGAAAATAAATAAGCATACAAACCAGTAGCACCAACTGAAATGCCTTTATCCCTAAATATGTAGCTAGGTATAATAGTAAAGTTGTCAAACTTTTTAGGTTTTAAAATCTTATTGTATTTCATAAATAAGTCGCTAAGTAATAAAATTATTGTTTGTCAACCAAACCTTTAATCCCATCACAAAATGTTTTTAGCTCTCTAAAAGTGTCAAAAAATTGATTGTAAGTTATATCACCATCTTCATACATAAACCAAAGCAGCTCCATTAAAAGATCGAACTCAGCTTCACTTGCAACTCCAATAAACTTATAATCATATTTAAACCCATCTGAGCTAGATTGTGTCCATCTTACCTTTTGATTTTCTTCCTCAAAATATATTTTTTTTGATCTAGCCATTATTTGTTGTTAAAATATTTATCTATTATTTCAATGCATTCATCTAAATTATTACTCCAAACAGCCACCCAATTATTGTTTTCAAGCGATTTAAGCCACTTTTTTTGATTTGGTGTGGGTTTGTTATACCCAGCTTTTAATTCTATGGCTAAGCCATTGTTAGTTTTGTTTGGATCAAAAATCATTATGTCAGGAATACCAGGTTTAGTGCCTAAGTATTTCATTTTGTATTGTTCAAAGGGTGTTCGTTTACCCTCGTTTGCTACATGAGTGTAAAGAGCTTTTGGATATTTTAAACCTATATATCTCATAACTTGATTTTGCAATACATCTTCTTTACCTAAATACTTAGCAAATGGATTCCTTTTCATAAAGTTTTTTTACAAAATTAAAAAATATTTAGTCAGTATCAGCCATTATGTAAATAACTCTTTTCATTTCTTGATTCTCTTCAAAGATTTTTTTATACTTTTTGTCTAGATGTTCTAATCTAGTTTTTAAATGTTCACATTGCATTAAATAAAAATTATGATCACTAACTAACTTTTCAATGCTTTTACCATTTTCAGTTTCAATATGATTTTTTTTTGCCTCTCTCACAATTTTATTATATATATTACTCCTAACAATATCGTGCTTAATAATATAAGGCAATTCTCTTAAACCATGCATTATAGTTGCATGATTCTTATTAACCGATTTACCGATTTTTGCAAAACTCATCTCACCAAATTTTCTACATAAATAATAATAACAACTTCTAGCAAAAACATAATCAAACTCTCTAGTAAGTTTATCTATTTTTAAATTAGTATGTTTTTCTACTATCTCTCTATATTTTTCAGCTTTAGTATTATAATATATATGATCCATCTTTGTCGTATTTATACCAATGATAACCTGGCATAATACCAGATTCTAAATAAAGTTTCCATTTTGAAAATGCTTGTTTGTAAGCATTTCTGCCAAACTCAATAATCTCATCACTTAAAGTGTAAACCTCAACAGTATATGGGTGTGTGGTCGTAACAGCAATAAATTTAAAGGTGTCAATTTTACAGATGTCCATATACCAAGCGGCTTGTAAATGATAACCCCACTTATAAATGTCTCTTTTAAATGCCTCAGGTGAATTGTCCTGGCAAGTTTTAACATCACTAATAAAATTAGATATTCTATTTATACAATCTGGTCGCACCCTAACATTAATACCCTCGTATTGAGTATAATGAGATAATTCAATTTCACCCTTGCAATATTTCTGAGCTAACTCATGTTGTCTAAAATTTCCAAGTATAGATTTAATTATTTCATGTGTGTCAGATTCTAAAATAATTTTGCCATCAGCTAATTTTAATTGCTTTTCATATTCCTCTTTTCCAGCTTTAGTTCTTTTATTAATTTTTTCTATAACATGATATATGTCATAAAAATCATCTGGCTCTAGTAATGCTTGATGAACAGCTGTTCCTAATGCCATTGCTGGAGTTTCTTTAAATTGTTGATTGATTAAATGATATACAGATTTCTTATATATCGTTTTTAAACCACTTGCACTTATGCTATCATGTGAGTGGTATTGATCGTTACTATCTTTAATTACTTTCATAAACTTGTACTCTTTGTTTAACATGCTTTTGTATTGCTTTTAATAAATCTTTTTTTTCTTGTTCGGTTTCCAAACATTCTGGCAACCTCATCCACCAATGTGTTGATTTATTAGGAAAAAATATATCCTTAATCAAATTGCCAAATCTTCTCATTGGTCGATAAATTTTGTAAACTCTATTTACTTTCATAATTTTTAATTTTTAAATTGTTTTTAATAAGTGAAAATTAGTTTGATCTTTAATTATTAACTCACCCTTTTTATTGTCTCTGATCCATTGATCAGTTTCATTAATGTTAAACACCCATGTTCTACCAGTATGCATTGCTGGCATACCTTGTTTTCTATATTTTAAAATAGTCATAACACCTAAATCATATCTTAATCTTAAAACACCTTTTGAAACCCACCATTTATTTTTAAATTGTAATTTATATAAAAAACCTTTTGGATAATGGTTATATAAATTTTCTTGTTCAATTTCATCTGATGTTTTATTTTCTATAACTTTTGCTGAATTTTTCATATTAAACATTTTAAATAATTCTTTAAAGTTTCTTTTACCATCTTCTGACATTTTAGGATATTCATTTTCTAAATCATATAATATTAACTGTAATTTAATGTATTCTTCTAATACGTTTTTCATAAATAAATTTTAAAATTAGTTTTAATATAACTCTGGGAAATTTAATTTACCAGCTAAATTATTAGCTGCTCTATCTGTTTTAAACATTTTTACAGATGAATTATCTTTACTATCAACTACTTCAAAATAATCACCATTTACCCAAACTTCAAATCTTAATGTATACATTTTATTAATTTTATACCCCTAAATTAAAAAAAAATTTTTAATTACAAAAATTATTTTAAAAATATTATAAAAAAAAAGGCATGAAATAAATCATGCCCTCTTAAATTCCCTTTGTTTGCCAGTATTATAAAGGAATATCTAATTTCTCAATATTATCTTTTCCTATCCAATTATTTTCCATATCAATGACTTTATAATTGTACTTAACTAAAAGATGTATTGCACTATTAATTTTCTTTGCCTCTTTTCTAAAATGGTCAAAAGTTTCGTTTTCAATAACCATAATTAAAATTTAAAATGGCAAATCATTACTAGCTTGACTGGGTTCACTAGCTTTTGATTCTTGTTTTGGTTGCCAAGTATTTATCTCACCATAGTATTTACCACTTTGAGATCTTTTTAAATCTATATTAACCCAACCATTTTTAGTGTGTTTATCTAAAAAAGGTTTGAACTCATCAACCTTAACACTAAGATTACCAATTACAAAGTCAGGTGCATTGTCATTTCTCTTAACAATTAAACCCTCTGTAAAAATTTTTTCATTTGCTTCCATATTATTTTATATTAAATTGATTATTTATTTTGGTTCTATATTCTTTTTTCATCTTATAATTAGCAACTACTTTTTCAGCTTGTTCTTTTGTGCCTTTAAGTGTTGCAATTAATTGAGTTTCATTCAACCAAGATCTGTCATCTTTTGGTTGATTGTTTACAGCTGTTTGAACCTCATCAGCTGATGCAATAGCAGTATCAATACCAATACCCAAGTAACCTAATGCCCTACCTAAAGCACTAGTAAAACCATTTTCAACAAATGATGTCTTATTAATATAGCTTGAATCTCTATATTCTTGAGCATGAGCAACTGCCATTTCAAATCCTTCTGGATTTATTATGGTTACTTTAAATAACCCTTCTTTTTCATCTAAGGAAACGACTTCCTCAGATATTCGCCACCCTTTATATTGTGGCTGGGATCTAAAGAATATCAATCTTTCATTGACTGTAATATATTCTTTCCCCTTAATGTTTACTGATTTCATAAATTAAAAGTATTAAATTAAACGTTTTATATCAAACCCAGAGTTTTTAAGTTTTGTAATGTCATCAACAGTTAATCGCCCTGGATTCTCAATTTTGCTTTTAAGTGTTGGCATAGTACAACCTAAGATTGTACAGATTTGGTATCGCTTAAATCCTAATCTTTTAAGCTCATTCCTAAAATGAATTTCAAATATCATATATATTATTTTTATACAAAAATAAAAAAATATTTTTAAATAAAAGAATTATTTTAATTTATTTACAAAATGAAACCCCCAAAGTGTTAGGCACTAAAGGGGTTTCGCAGCAAACAAGGAAAAGAAAAAAGTTTAAAACTTTATTACAAAATCAGATGATAAATCATCATTTTGATTCGGTATATGCATTATTATATTATATGTATTTTTTTTGACATTATAAGACATTGAATCTATATAGCAACTAACTGGTTCTTGTAAAACACTTGATCCAAAATTTATCCATATTTTATTATGTAACCCTAATGGCAAAACATTATTATTGTATAAATCACCCTCATATCTAATTACAAAATCTCTATAATCATTTATTACTTGTTGAGTTGTAATTTGTTCTATTGATTTTAAATAGTTTGTTTTATCTCTTGATCTATAAAATTCACCAGATATTTTAGAATATTCTTGATTAGTTAATATCAAGCCATCTAAATTTAATATACCAGAAAAATTACCAGTACGTTTTCTAACAAATTGTAATAAATCAAACTTTTCAAAAATCTCAGATCTTTGACCATCTGCATTAATATATACTTTGTCTAATATTATAGAATCCCAATGTGTATCTGTAAAACCAGATGTGCTACCAGTTTGAAAGGGATCATATAAATAAAAATATAATCGCCATGCACCATTCGGTAATGCTGGAGCTGTAAAATCATAGCTTTTCCATCTTCTATTATTTACAATATTGACTTCGTTAATTGTTGTTGTTGTTGTCCAAGTGTTACCACTCCAATATCTAGTCGCTACTGGGGGATCACCTGGCAAAACAACTGCAACAGCTTTTACTTGCCATCTAAAACCTCTTGTTTGACCAGATGTTGAATTAAAAAAATTATTTAATTTTAATTTATAACCAATAAAAGATGAGCCAGCTTCATCAATATAATTTACTAATGTAGCAGTTACATTAGTGCCACTCGCTGATGTTTGTATGTTAGTTGACTTTAAAGATGCATCACCTTGAAAACTAAAATCACTTACAACACTGCTATTTGTTAATGTCCAGCCAGATGTGCCAAATTCAAATCCAGAATTATTTATAATATTAGTACTAAAAAACCCATCCATTTTAACACTTTGTGTATATTCTTTTAATGGTCGCAAATATTCTTTTGTTAAGTTATTGCCAATAGGTTGCAAATCACTTGGCACAATAGATAAAACATCAACTGTGCTAGTTGATTGATATACACCATCTGAATTATAAATGTCATATTTTATATCCTCATCATTGTTAGCTTGTAAACTTGCAGTTTCATCGGCCCTGATTCCAGTTGGTATTGTGCCACCATTTGCTGTTGTTGCTGAACTATCTTTTACTGATTGCTCACTATAACTTGAGTTGTTAATTATATACCATCTGCCATAACTTTGAAAAATTCTTGAGTTTGTAAATTTTAAAATTTGCTCTAAAACCTCTTTACAATTTTTTGGATCAACACCAT